CACAGACAATAGGCTACTTACAGTAGAAGGGGATGATATTCACTTTCTATATGAAGAAGTCACACAGGAGAATATACACTAATGGCATTATCATTTAATAAGCAAACTGGCGGAGCCCAGAAATCATCAATTAATACTTTCACATACAAAGACGGCGATAACAAGATGCGCATCGTAGGCGACATTCTTGCTCGTTACGTTTACTGGATTGAAGGTGAAAACGGCAAGAACATTCCTTTGGAGTGCTTGTCATTCGACCGTAACGCAGAGAAGTTCAATAACGCAGAAAAAGATTGGGTTCGTGAATACTTCCCAGACCTTAAGTGTGGCTGGAGCTACGCTGTTCAAGTTATTGACCCTACTGACGGTAAAGTTAAAGTAGCGAATCTTAAGAAGAAGTTGTGGGAGCAAGTAATTACTGCCGCAGAAGATCTTGGAGATCCTACTGACCAAACAACTGGCTGGGATATCTGTTTTAAAAGAGTTAAGACAGGCCCATTACCTTACAATGTTGAGTACCAACTACAGGCATTGAAGTGTAAGCCACGTGCTCTGACAGACGAAGAGTTGAGTTCTATTGCAGATCTTAAGTCTATGGACGATGTTATGCCTCGCCCTACTGCTGATGCACAGAAAGAGTTACTTGATCGTCTGAGAGTAGGCAGTCAAGATAGCGATGACGAGTTGCTAGAAGCAGAGTTCAATGTAGGATGATTTTATTTACCGCGGACTGGCACATAAAGCTGGGACAGAAAAACGTCCCTATTAAGTGGGCAGTAAATCGGTATGAAATGTTCTTTGAACAAGTTTACGAACTAGAAAAACAATGTAGTATGCATATAATCGGGGGTGATCTATTTGATCGCCTTCCGAGCATGGAGGAACTGGAGCTGTACTTTTCGTTTATTAGGAAAGTACAGATTCCAACTATTATATATGACGGAAACCACGAAGCTACTAAAAAGAACAAGACGTTCTTTACACAGCTAAAACAAGTATCCAGAGATATAAACCCTCTTATTAACATAGTAGATATTTCGTATATTGATAAAGATACAGGCTACGGCATTTTGCCTTATGCCGATCTTCACAAGAAAGGTAGCATAGACCATTTCGATACTAAAATGCCCTTGTTTACACACATTCGTGGAGAGATACCTCCTCACGTTAAACCCGAAATAGATTTAGATTTATTAGCTGATTTCCCTATAGTATTTGCGGGAGATTTACACGCTCATAGCAATACCCAACGTAACATTGTATATCCAGGTAGTCCTATGACCACTTCTTTTCATAGAAGTAGAGTTAAGACGGGGTATCTACTTATCAATGAACGTGATTGGAGTTGGATGTGGGAAGAGTTTAAACTTCCACAATTAATTAGACAGACAGTATCAGACCCTAGTGCTATGATACCCACAGATTACGATCACACAATCTATGAGATAGAAGGTGACATTCATGATCTGGCCACTGTCAAAAACTCCGACTTACTTGATAAGAAAGTAGTTAAAAGAAACTCGGAAGCCTCTTTAATAATAAACAAAGATATGTCTATAGATGAAGAATTAGTAGAGTATCTAACTTATATTTTAGAAATCTCACCCGAAAAAATACCAGATATCTTAGGAACTTATAATGATTACGCTGCGAACATTGAAATGGGATAACTGCTTTAGCTACGGTTCTGGTAATGAATTAACACTCAATGATAATACAGTAACACAAATTATTGGTACGAATGGTATGGGGAAGTCCTCTATACCATTGATCATTGAGGAAGCTCTGTATAACAAGAACTCAAAAGGCATAAAGAAAGCAGACATTCCCAACAGATACATAAACGATGGTTATAATATCTATCTTTCATTTACTAAAGATGAAGATAGGTATGAGATAACTATTACCCGAAAGTCTAGTATTAAAGTAAAACTAGAAAAAAATAGTGAAGATATTAGTAGTCATACGGCTACAAATACTTATAAAAGCATTCAAGAAATTATTGGTGTTGACTTTAAAACCTTCTCTCAATTAGTTTATCAGAATACAAATGCGAGCTTGCAGTTTTTAACTGCTACTGATGCTAATCGAAAGAAGTTCTTAATTGACTTATTACACCTAGAGAAGTATGTAGAATTATTTGAAGTGTTCAAAGAGGCTGCTAGAGAGGCTTATGTCCATACTGCCACGATCACCTCAAGGTTAGCAACTATTGAGAAATGGTTAGCCAACAATAAATTGACTGATACCAATATACTTCCTCTGGAAGATTTTGATATTGATACGACTGAAGACGAAGAGTCTTTGCGTCGTTTAACGATAGAGATTCAAAATATCTCTGAAAAAAATAAAAAAATCTCACAAAATAATCAATATAAGACATTGTTAGGATCAATAGATATAGGTGCTATTAACAGTTCACCTGTAACTGATTTAAAGTCCTACGACGGGCTACAATCCCAAGTAGGCAGTTTAAAAGCAGCCGCTACGGGTGCACAGAGGCTTTTAACGAAGCTAAAAGGTTTGGGAGATCATTGCCCTACTTGCGAGCAACCTGTAGACAATTCTTTTAAACAAGAGATGATTGCAGTTGAGCAAGAGGTGTTGGAGACAGCACAGGAAAAAATTGAGGGAATTTACGATGAAATTGAGACCATCAAACGAAGTAACGACATATACGTTAAAAACTCAACTGCAAAAAAAGATTGGGAAGATTTATTTCGCTCTATTGACCAAACCCTTCCAACGAGTCCAGTGGATAAAAATGAGCTTGAAACAAGGCTGGCGAGCGTACGAGCTGACCTACTTCAAACTAAAAAGCTTAGACAGAGTATCGCAGATGAGAACGAAAGAAGAACAAAGCAAAACACCCGTATCCAAGTAGTACAGGAACAAACTGAAGAATTTTTAACACAGCTCAAACAATGTGAAGCTGAGTTAAAGACCCACAGTAAGTTAGAAACTTCCTTAGAGATTCTAAAAAAGTCTTTCAGTACTAACGGGCTACTTGCTTATAAGATTGAAAACCTAGTTAAAGAATTAGAAGAGTTAGCAAATGAGTATTTGGCTGAACTCTCTGACGGTAGGTTCACTCTTGAGTTTATAGTTTCAAATGATAAACTCAATGTACAAATCACAGACAACGGAAATATAGTAGATATTCTAGCCCTTTCTTCAGGAGAATTAGCTAGAGTAAACACTGCCACTCTTATAGCCATTCGCAAGCTAATGAGTAGTATTTCTAAGTCTAGGATAAATGTGTTATTCTTGGATGAAGTAATAAATGTATTAGATGATGCAGGACGCGAGAAAATGGTGGAGGTGTTATTAAACGAACCTCTTAATACTTATATAGTATCACATGGTTGGACTCACCCTCTCTTGGAAAAGATTGAGGTGGTCAAGAACGGCAACGTCAGTGGATTGGAGTAAACAGTGAGACATAAAAAATTAATATCGTTATGCCTACTAAGTGCAATAGTAGGTGCAGTAGAATTTTCAGGAAATGTAGGGTATGCGTCAGAGTATCATTATAGAGGCATATTTCAACACGCAGACTCTTTAAATGCAGGGTTTGATATAGAAGCAGGGGGCTTTTCAGCAGGAGTATGGACAGCAGATGTAGGTGATGGAGCTGAAGTAGATTTATATGGCTCTTACTCATGGGAATTAGGTGACCTTACTGCCTCAGCAGGAATGACAGGATACTACTACACAGGTGATTTTGATGAAACCTATGAAGAAGTAAATCTAGGATTGGATTATAAGTTCCTCTCTGTAGCTCATAGCTATGGTACATGGGACGGAGAAGAAGGTATGGACTATGACTTTACTTCTGTAACAGCTAATTGGAACGGTCTTTATACAACTTATGGAGTATTTGGCAAAGAGTTCGAAGGAGACTATATAGAGGCCGGATACGGTCTTGAATGGGTAGGCTTTGATTGGGGAGTATCTTATATCAAGCATGATGAAGGAGACTCACTAATCGGCACAGTTAGCAGGTCTTTTTAATGACCAGTAGCAGGCGTAGACAGTGGTGGAATGTAATAAAAGGCGCAGAATTAACAAAAGACTATTGGAGACATGATTGCGGATATTTAGTAATAACTGTATGTAAAGATAACCGATGTGAATCTTGCGGATTAAACGAGGAAGAATATGGTAGACTCAAGAGCGAAAGGAGCGAGGGGCGAATATCTAGTACGTGATATGCTTCGAGAGTTTACAGGATTGAAATTCGAGAGAGTCCCAGCCTCTGGGGCTCTTGAGTATTTGAAAGGAGACTTATATGTCCCAAATCAAAGAAATCATTTCTGTATCGAAGTAAAGAATTATAAGGATTCTCCTTTAACAGATAAAATTTTTACACAACCTAAGACGAATAATCTTATACGTTGGTGGAAAAAAATAGTAATACAAGCGGCAGGAGGCGATCAAAAGCCTATGCTATTTTTTAAATATGACCGATCAAAAGTATTTGTAGTAGTAGAACAACAACCCATTAATACTAAAGAGTATCTATATGTTGCGTTTTTAAACTGTTATATATTACTTGCAGAAGATTGGTTAAACCTAGAGAAAGTGGAGTGGATCGGTGGCTTTTAGTTTTTCAGAGCAAATGGAGGGCATGGCAGGACGTACATTAGTTGTTGATGCGTTAAACCTTGCCTTTAGATGGAAACACGCAGGTCGCACAGATTTTAGAAATGATTATGTTGCAACAGTAATGTCACTAGCAGCCTCTTATAAGTGTAGTAATGTTATTATTACTGCAGATTGGGGTTCTTCTACATATAGAAAAGACATTTTACCTGAGTACAAACAAAATCGTAAAGAAAAGTACGACCAGCAAACAGAAGAAGAGGCACAAGCCTTTAAAGACTTCTTTGAAGAGTACGAAGAAACATTAGAACTACTAGCGGGAAAGTATACAGTGCTACGTTTTAAAGGTGTAGAGGCAGATGATCTTGCTGCCCACCTAGTTAAACAAAAGACTAAGTATAAACTCGATGAAATATGGCTAATATCAAGTGACCGAGATTGGGACTTATTGATTCAAGAAGGCGTAAGTAGATTCTCTTATGTAACTCGCAAAGAAGTAACAATAGAAAATTGGAGTGAGCACTACAACGTAGCTCCAGAAGAGTATATCTCTTTTAAGTGCTTAACAGGGGATAAAGGCGACAACGTACCTGGCATCAATGGTATTGGCCCTAAGAGGGCTGAACAGTTAATCAGAGATTATGGTGATGCTATGACAATTTACGATAACGTACCTATTCCGGGCCATTATAAATATATTCAAGAGCTG